ACATTGTTCCTCTAGATACTGATGAGCTACCAGTCGATGTTGTTGACACGGATCTTGTTCCAGAAAGATTCGTGGTAGCCAAAGTTTGTAGTGACCATTATCCTATTAATGAGAACAATGATATCACAAGGACCAAATTGCATGGGTGTTTAGATTCCAAGCTAGGTGAGCTTGATATGTCTCCAGCTTTTATTAGCGCTTGGGAAGATGAAAATGGAATTAAATTTCCTATTTCTCAGGCTCTCAAGAAGCTAGATACCAACCCTCCTGCAGTTCATCCTCTCTTGTATGATATGGCCGTTGAGATGGCTGTACAGAGTGTACAGGCTGTCCTTCCAGAAGGAAATCACTCTTTTGAGTTGACTACTGAGGAAGCCCTCGAGGGAGCTTATGATGAAAGTCCATTTTCTACTAAGACTACTCCTGGTGGGCAATATATGCTTGAAGGCATTACCAAAAAGATGATAGTTACGCGCAATGCAGATCAGTCGCTTAACTTTTCGTCGGTACATGGTAAACGTTTTCTTAATGATATTGCTCTTAGGGACAGTAAATTAGATAGGTTCGTCATTCCTTATGATCTTAGTAATATGTTTGGTAAAGTTGAAGTTTTGCCGAACTCTAAGATCAAGGCTGGGCGTTGTCGCGCTGTTGAGGGAGTTGGTGCAGACTCAGTTATCTCTGATAAGAGAATACTTTGTTGTCTGTCTTACCTTCTTAAGCGGTATGGCTTAGCTGCTGGAATGGCTACAAATTTGGATCCTAATTCTTATGATTCCCACATCATGGCGGTGATGCTGCGGATGTATAATGAAATCCAGCCTGGTGATCACAGTGGTTGGGATACAAATTTCTTTAGGTATAAATATCAGGGAATTCTTAAGTTTATCTTTAGGATTTTTAAGGATATGAGTGAGACGCACAAACGCAAGATTGAGACTGCTGTTTTTGCCATGACTTATCTTACTCATATTGTCCACTTAAGAACTATTCCTGACCCCGATGATCCAAGCGTTGCTAAGTTTGTGAAGTTGCTAGTCTTCTTCGAGACTCAGTACGGTATGATAACTGGGAGTTATTCTACACTTACCTTTAACACTTTAGGTCATTATATTGATCTCAGGTACATCACCTTGATTGCTTACTGCAAGAAAGTACTCGGAATTCATTTTCTGGCGTATGATCCTGTGGTTCATGGTGTTATTCCATTCGAAGAAATTTCAAAACTGATCATCTCCTTTATTACCGGAGATGATGTTGTAGTTTCTCGAAACCCCGTTCTTACATTTTTAGACTTCTACAGCATGCGCGAGGCGTATGGTATGTGTAATATGAAGTTGACAACTGATAAGAAAGATGACGCAGAAATTGTTAAGCCTTTTTCCATTGATAGGTCTGGTAGACCTACGGATGGCAGTTTCTGTAAACGTTATTGGGTTTGGAAGCCTGAATATAAAAGATGGGTGCTTGCTCTTGACTTTGATTCGTTGAGGAAATCTATATATTTCACCGATGATGAGTTCAAAGAATACAAGCAGATCGTTGACACTTTCTTTAAGGAATTGTCTAATTACGGTCGGTCAAAGTTCGATGATTTGGCTCCCCTGGTAGATCAAGCAGTCTACCACAATTATGGTTATTCGTCGCCTTATGCTATCTATGACTTAGCGTCTGCTAGTATTATTGGCAGAGTTGATGATAAGGTGCTGAGGCCTCTGTCTAACTTTCTTCGAGAGCATCACGCTCTAGGTGATGTTGAAGATTTGAAGGATTGTATGGACCTCATACATTCTCTAGAGAGATCCGAGGTAGCCAGTGGTGGTGACATCTCCCCTGGTTTAAAACTTGTCTCTAAAGAACTAAATAATATAATTGAAAAGATGGCTGATAGTAAGCATCACTTAGCTCAATGCGTGAAGGGCGAAAGTGGATTAAATGAGATCGTAGAAGCGAAGGCTATGATGGACTCGACTCCTGTGAAGGAACATCTTGTCACAACCACCATGGTTTCGGACGACCCTCCAGTTACAACGGCGGGCCAATATGGCGAAAGAGTTGATAGTTACAACCATTCTTTTGCAACGAGTAAGGATTTTCTTGCTAGACCGAAGAGAGTGATCTCTGGTGTCTGGGATACATCCTCTGCTCAGAATGCCAACCTCCAGAATTTTACTCCTAAGCAGTTTATCACTGGGTCTGGTGTGTATTCTAACAAGCTACAAGGTTATGACCTGTTCAGAGCCACTGCAGTATTTCGTTTGCAAATTAACGCAAATGCATTTCAGCAGGGGGCGCTCCGTATGTGGGCTAATCCAGGCTACGACCAGAGGGTTGGAGCTAGCACCTGTACTCAAATGTTGATCCAAAAGACTCAACATCTTGGTGTGGATTTAACTTGTAGGGGAAGTGAAGCTATCCTAAAAATTCCTTTTGTTGCTCCTGTTCATTACATGCGCAATGGGACATTTACGGACACCTTTCCTTTCGACTGGGGCCGTGTTTGGCTCACTGTTCTAGCTCCTCTTAGAACAGAACCTAGTGTTGGATCAGTTACTGTTGATTACAGCATCTGGGTCAGTTATGAGGATTTGGAAATGGCTGCTCCTGTTAGGGCTACCATGGACAAGGAAGAAAAATTGTCTAGCGATAGACCTATTTCCACTGCTCTCAGAGCTGCAGGTAAAATTGCGGGTTCTCTTGGTAAAATTCCTCCTCTTGCTCCCTATCTTAAGCCACTACAGTGGTCTGCGGATACAGCTGCTAGAATGGCCTATACCTTGGGTTACTCCAAGCCACCGCAGAATGATCGTACAACTATCGTCTCTGCTCCTCAGCTTAATAGATATGCGGCCGTTTTCGATGGTCCTGACACATCTTTAGAGCTTGGTTTGTCTGCTAATAATTCAGTAGGAATTAAGAACATAGCTAGTTGGTATCCAAATACTGATGAGATGAGTTTTGATTATATCAAGGCTAAGAAGTGTCTTTTTCGTACGATCAACTTGTCTACAGTGTCTACTGGTGTCATTGCTACTATTATAGCTAGTCCCGAAACTTTTAAAAGTGTAGGTACTGCTACTTATGGTCCAAAGACAGTTACTTATCAGGCTTATGCTCCAGCTTCTCATGTTGGTCAGATGTTTCATTCCTGGAGAGGTAGTTTTAAGATTACTTTCCAGGCGATAAAGACTGACTTGGTTTCTGGTAGATTGGCTTTTCAGTTTAATCCTTCTAACAGTTCAGTAGGTAGTGATGATTCCAATATTACTGCCGGGAGATTTATCTGGGACATTGCTGTCAATGATACGATGTCTGTCGATTTGCCTTGGCTTATTAGACAGAATTACATTGGCATGAGAGATGTTTCTGGTAATTTGACTGTTGAAGTTGTTAATAAACTCAAAGCTAATGCGAGTTGTGCTGATAACATAGACATCCTCTGCTGGGTTGAGTATAACTCAGATTTTGAACTTGCTGTTCCTTACCATTACAATGCGGATAAGGCAGTTTTAGTTCTCCCTGGTGTATCTGGTCTCGATGAAGAGTATGTAGAGGTAGATAGAGCTAGGAACCACAGTGTAGAAGCGAAAGCGACTTCAGACTTTGTTGGTGATACTCCTTTAGGTGACGCTGTTATCGAGGGGGAATCCACGAAGTATGCAGAGGTAGGTGTTGGTGAACATTTTGACTCGATTAAGCAACTTATGTTGCGTTATAATTTAGTCAGAAGTACAACCAACTCAGATATCCCTGGAGTCATGATCAATCCATACTTCTTCTCTGCACTCACTTTTGATGCTGGCACGGGCGTTTACGTTGCTGGAAAAGTGGGTGGTGACGTTATAGGTTACTTAGCGCCAATGTATGCATCTTATAGAGGTGGCATGCGTGTGGGTGTAACCAATCACAATGTTCAACCAACCTCTATAATTAGCAACCTTGTTGTAGGCCTTTATGGTACACAACAGTGGACGCAAGCCCCTATAGACCCTTACAGTAATATAGCTTGGTATCAGCCTGACACTAATTTCACGGCCAATACCGGTTATACAGTTACTGAAGCGAGAAGTGCTTATGTTAAAGTTCCTTATTATGTTGACACTCTGTTTTCTTATGTGCAGATGTCAACTGGTAATGATATTATCAAGACTCCTGATGCTCCAACGGTTTATGCCAATGTCTATAGCGGTTCACTAACAGGTATCAAGAACATGATTACGAGAGCTGTTGGTGATGAATTTGTGTTAGCGAACTTCTGTGCAGCCCCGCTGCTGGTTGTTTCGGTAGCACCTTAATTCTCTTAGGAGGGTATAATATCTTTTAATCCCTTCGGGGAGGAATTTTGGTATTTTTACCCTCCAAATTGACTTGGTATGGGTTCCAAGCCACGAGTTAAACTGCGATAGTGTAGTTCTGTTTTCTTTATTCTTATAGAGTGAATAGACATTTTAA